TATAGAGCTTTATACATTATTCGACATATGAATAAGCTACTTTTGGGCGATTGCCTTGAACGCATGAAAGAGATTCCGGATAAGAGCGTGCAATGGAAGCCTATTCCAGAATTTGAACACTATTTAATTTCTTCTGATGGGCGGGTTTTCAATACTCGCCGCAATCAGATTAAAAAGTCAGGGGCTGACCACAAGGGATATCAACGCGTGCGTTTAATTAGTGGACCCATAGGCGTGACCAAAAAGGTTCACAGATTAGTCGCGCAAGCCTTTTTGCCTGATTATTCCCAAGATTTACAGGTGAATCACTTGAACTGCGTGAAGCACGACAACCGCGTCGAAAACCTCGAGATGGCGAACCAGTCACGAAATACTTCGCACGCATGGAAAAGCAATCGAATGAAGCTCACAAGAAAGGGTGCCGATGGGAAATTTATCCGAGCCTAATCTGATGCTGGGTGACTGCTTAGTGAGAATGAAGGAAATCCCTGACAAGTCGGTGGACATGGTTTTGGCAGATGTTCCTTATGGGACGACCGCGTGCAAGTGGGATTCTGTTATTCCATTTGATCCTATGTGGGAACAACTAAGCCGCATCGTTAAGGTTGGCGGCCCCATCTTACTTTTTGGCAGTGAACCCTTCAGTTCAAACCTTCGTGTCAGTAACATCAGAGCATTCAAGTATGACTGGATCTGGGATAAGGGTGTTTCGGGTTCATTTGTTCAAGCCAAGGTAATGCCGCTGAAAACACACGAGACGGTTTCGGTCTTCTCTTTCGATAAGAAGCATCCTCGGTATCAGCCGCAAATGGTTAAGCATGATAAGCCTAGACAGGTTGGAGCAACGAATAGCGATAAAACTCGTACTGGGACAATTCCTATTCGTGGTGATCAGTCGGTAATTGAAAATAAAGTTTATCAAGACGCTTATCCAAAGAGTGTGATTTACTTCTCACCACGTGCAGATCGCGAGCGTGGCTTGCATCCTACACAGAAGCCAACAGCGTTTCTCGAATACCTAATCAAAACCTACACCCTCCCGGGCGAAACAGTCCTCGACTTTACAATGGGCTCAGGCTCAACGGGGGTCGCCGCGAAAAACCTAGGCCGTAATTTCATCGGCATCGAGCGCGACGAGGCTTATTTCGAAATCGCTAGCAAACGTATTAATAATGCATAGCGTGATATTTAAAAAATAGAGGTTTATCATCTTTCAAGAAGGCCATAAAGGATTTGGAAGTACACTCCCTCCCGAGGTAATCGAGGCTCGTAAGCTCACGCGCCTAGAGTTCGAGAGGCACGTAAATCGTTTTCTCTTCATGACTACGGATGAGATCAAGGCCATTCAGAAGGACCCTAGCACTACGATGCTAGAACATTTGATTATCTCTATCTTGGGTAAGGCCGCTAAGGATGGGGATCAGAAGCGATTGAATATGATCCTCGACCGGGTAATAGGTCCGGTGATTCGTCCAGTCCCAGTGTTCCTTCCTCCAGACAATCCTACAGAGCCTCAAGCTCCCGAAGGCGTTACGATTGATGTCACCAAGATTTCAGATACGGCACTGAAGGAGCTTATGTATGCGGGCACAACCGCTGTTAATAAATAAGCCTACTTTTAGAGCTATCCGCCAAGAGTATTATAAAAGGGATTTCTACGAGTTCCGTAAGTGGATCGCCCCGATGAAGGGCCAGAAGTTTGTCGATGGTTGGTGGCAGCGCAAGATCGCGGAGGAACTAGAGCAGTTTTATCGGGATCTAAAAGCCGGCAAGCGCCCGAAGCTTTTAATTAAGTCACCTCCTCAGCATGGAAAGTCTCAGCAGATCATTGATGTGATTCTTTGGTTCATTATCAAAGAGCCGTCTTACCGGAACATCTTTGCTTCTTACTCGGACCGATTAGGCGTGAGGGCCAACTTAACAATCCAGCGCGTTATGGCTAGCCCAGAGTGGCAGGAGACATTCCCAGACCTTTGCCTCGGAGCTAAAGAGACCAAGAACACGGGCGACATATCACGCCCCGCTAGAAATAGAGAACACATTGAGTTCTGGCCTCATGGTGGATCTTTTAGAAATACCACGATCCAGGGTAAAATCACGGGTGAGTCCCTAGACGTTGGGTTCATAGATGACGTTATCAAAGGCCGCGAAGATGCTAATTCTTTAAACACCAGAACGAAATCATGGGAATGGTTTACGGATGATTTCTTTTCGCGCTTCTCAGAGCACGCAGGATTTATCTGTATCGGAACAAACTGGCACGTAGACGATCCCATGCAGCGTATGATCGAGGCTTTTAAAGATCTGAAGGTGGTAAGCTACCCAGCAATTGCTATCGTGAATGAGGCTTACAGGTCCAAAGGCGAGGCGCTATTCCCAGAGCTTAAATCTTTAGCATTTATCTTAGAGCGTAAGGCTCTTATGACTGCGGGCAATTTCTCTGCGCTTTACCAACAGGATCCACAAATTGCAGGTGGCGACAAGTTCAAGGACACAACTTTCGACTTCGTAGAGATGCCTTCCGAGTTCGATTGGGAGTTTATCATTGTCGATACTGCATACACAAAAGGCAAAGATAGCGACTACACCGTGGCCGGACATTTCGGAATGAAGGACATGAAGCTTTATCTAAATGACATGTGGCGTGAGCAGATAGAGGCCGCAGATGTAGAGATTCCACTGACCGCCTTTATTAAAAAGCACGAAAAGTTTGAGCTCCGTAAGGTTCTAATCGAGCCGAAGGGCCATGGTATCTATCTAAATCAACAGCTTAGAAAGAAATCTTTAGGCATCCCAGACCATGAAACTCTGATGACTTTCTTTAAAGATCGCCGGCTTGATAAGGTGGAGCGGGCTAATAACGCGATTCCACACTTGTCAGATAAGAAGCTCCATATCAATATGAACCTTAAAGACAAAGACGACATCCAGTCCGAGTTACTACAGTTCCCCAACGGGAAGCATGATGACATCGTGGACGTTATCATAGACGGTATTAAAGAAGCTTACGGCTCTGAAGTAACGATATTCGATTTAATCGCAGGAGAAAGATAGATGGCTAAAAGACAAGTTAAGAATGCCACACCTAAGTCAGTACCAGATAAGGTTGATAATAGTTTTATCAATGCGATGGGAGGCCTTACGGCGGCAGGCGCTTTCGGTGGCAGCCAAGTTTCTCAGACCGATACGCTTTTTAAAAATACCAGAAACTATTTGGTTTCAAACCTTCCTTACCTTCTTTCCGAAATGTACGCAGAGTTCGGTGTGGTTGAAACGGTTATTGATATTCCTGTAGAGGATGCCTTGCGAGGTGGTTTCGAAGTCAGCTCATCTCAACTAGACGAAGAAGATGTTGGGCAGCTTATCCAAGTGGTAGAGGAAAACGATATAGAGGAAGTGAAGTACTCTGAGAAGTGGGCACGCCTTTACGGTGGTGGTGGCCTTCTTACTTTAACCAAAGCAGACAAGGACACGCGCTTTACGATTAAAGAAATCAAGCAGGGCGACCCGCTTAAATTTAAAGCTGCAGATCTTTGGGAACTAAATACACATTGCATTAAGCCTGACTCTGACTTCCAATTAGGTGAAGACCTCACGGATGAACAGCGCGTCACGGACGATGCATTACGTTTCACTTACTACAGCAAGACCATCCATGCGTCTCGCGTTCTTAAAGTACTCGGTAAGCGTGCACCATCTAACATTCGTGTGCGACTTCGTGGCTGGGGCTTATCTGAAGTAGAGGCTATCGTACGATCTATTAATCAATACCTAAAAACTACGGATCTGTCTTTCGAGGTCCTAGATGAATTTAAAATCGACGTGTACAAATTCAAGGGACTCGCAACGTTGCTTCAAAGCCCGAAGGGTCAAGAGGTAGCAACGAAGCGTGTGTCCATGGCGAATATGTCTAAAGACTTTAACACTGGGATCGCGCTCGATGCTGAGGATGATTACCAACAGAAGCAGGTATCTTTCGTAGGTATCGCGGACGTTATGAAAGAAATCAAGATGCAGCTCGCGGCTGACTTGCGTATCCCAATGACAAAGCTTTTCGGTCAATCCGCTTCTGGGTTTAACTCTGGAGAGGACGACATCGAGAATTACAATGCTATGGTCGAGTCCAGAATTAGACCGAACATCAAGAAAACTTTGATGCACGTTCTGCGATGCCGCTGTATGCAATTGTTCGGATTCGTTCCTACTGATCTTAAGCTGACTCTTAAACCTTTGCGCATCATGTCCGCAGAGCAAGAAGAGACGGTTAAGACATCTAAATTCAACCGAGTTATTCAAGCTCGCACTGCGGGAGAAATCGACTCGAAAGAATTTAGAGAGTGCATGAATAAAGACAACCTTCTTTCTATCCCTCTGGACGTTAATAAAGAAATCGCCGCGGAAACGGACGAGGACGATCAAGAAGAAGAACAAGCGGACCAGATTAAAAACATGAGAGAGGCCGACGCGAAACGTAGGCTAGCTCTTAAGACCAAGAAGAAAGGCAAATAATGGAACTGTTTTACATTCCAGGGATGAAGCTAGAGGAAGTCGAGAAGCGCGTTATCTTACACGCGCTCCGAATCCACCGCGGTAACCAAACCAGAACTGCGGATTCACTAGGCATCTCTGCTAAGACACTGTACGCAAAGCTTAAGGCTTATGAGGAAAAGGATGAAAACAAAGGTTCTAAACATCCAGGAAGTAAAGATAAAGGACGAATTGAAACTAGTGAACCGGGTGATGCAAACCCTGTATAAGCAAGTCTACCAGCCTTTGGTGGACGCGGTTCCATTCCTTAATAAAGACATGATCGTCAATGCTAAGGGTGATCTAAAAGCTTCGATTCAATCTGGAAAAGTTATTTTCTATCGCGGGCAGTTTAAGGGTAATTTCAACTCTAGAACATCCCGCGACCTTGTTGCACTCGGAGCTAAGTGGAATAGATCAACTCAAACGTGGGACATCCTACAGTCTCAGCTTCCTGCAGATATCGTAAGTATGATTCGTTCTTCGGATATGGCTTTCGATGCGACCCTGCTAGCGGTGGAGACAACCCTAGGGAATATTTTACCGGATTCTTTCGTAGTAAAGAGCGTGGCTGAGGACTTTTTTAACACCGAAATCTTTAAACTGGACCGAGATCTAACTAAAGAAATCAAAAAAATCACGGTTCCAGCGCAGCTTACGACCCAGGAGCGCCTTAATATCGCCAGTGAATATGCTGAAAATTTCGACAGGTACATTAAGAACTTCACTGAGGGCCAGATTACTAAACTCCGCGAGATGGTCCAGATGTCGAAATACTCGGGTAATCGCTACGAGAATCTGATTAAGACTATCGAGGATAATTTCGAGGTCACGAAGAACAAAGCCAAGTTCCTAGCTAGACAAGAGACCAATTTATTGACCGCTCAGTATAAGGAGGAACGCGCAGTTTCTTCTGGATCTGTAGGCTATATTTGGAAAACTGTTGGAGGCACTCCGGCGCATCCCGTGCGCAAAGATCATAAGCGTTTAGACGGAGAGTTCTTTAGATGGGGTGATCCTCCGGTGACTAACCTAAAGACTGGTGCAAAGAATAATCCGGGTCAGGACTACAACTGTAGATGCAGGGCAGCGATAGTCTTTAAGATTCCCGATGGTGCGGAATAATATTTAGCGTTGACCACATCGGGGCTTTGCCTTCAGAATCGAACCTAATGCAGATCAATAACAAAGCATCATCAAAACCAGAACGATTCTTCGGACGTCACTTCTCTCCAGGTGTAGTAAATTACCCAGAGCACGACTCCATGCTTTTCGTTTCTCCTGAAGTTGCTAAGCTTATGGATCCAACCATGACCGGATGCCCTCTCTATATTGATCACGTTGATAACAACAAGATCGACTTCACAGAAGCTCACGGTAATGCAGACGGCTGGGTTATTAAATCTTTCTACGAACCTTTAGATGGTAGTCACTGGGCAGAGTTCCTAGCGATCACTGATGAAGCAAAAGAAAAGATCAAAGACGGCTGGACCCTTTCTAACTCTTACAATATTACCGACCACGGCGAAGGTGGACAGTGGCATAATGTTGACTACGAGATCGAAGTTAAGAATGGAAAGTACGGGCATTTATCTTTAGTTGACAACGCCCGGTATGAAGAGAGCATTATATTAACACCAGACGAATTTAAAGCTTATCAGCAAAAACTACGCGGCGAGCTTGAAGCAGTCAAAAACTCCAAAGGGGATAAAAAGATGTCATTCTTTAAAAAAGAAAAAGTAACTAAGCTTGATAACGAAAAAGACATTGCTGGTTTATCGGTAATTCTTGAGAAATCAAAGCGCGAAGTTACTATCACTCAGCTAATGAATGAAGTTGATGCTTCTGAAATGGCTAAGAAAGATACATCTGCTAAGTACGCAGCAGATACAGATCTAGTAAAAGTAGGCGACGAAGAGATTTCTGTTGCTGACTTGGTTGCTAAGATCACTGAGTTCATGGCTTCTCTTGAAGAAGGTGGCTCAGAAGAAGAAGCTGACGCTGATTCTGAAGTTGAAGAAGTTGCTAATGAGTCTGACGACGAAGAAGCTGACGACAAAAAGAAAGATAAAAAGGACGACAAGAAAGACAATTCTAAGTCTGGCCTTTCTCTTCTAAAAGCTGCTAAGAAACCGATCCCTGCTGTTGTAGAGAATACTGCTCCTAAGCGTATGTCTCTAAGAGAGCAAATCAAAATGGGTTCTGAGCGTTACTAATTAATTTAATTTTTAAAGGGGATTATCATGCCATTGAATATGATTACGCAGCAGGTTCTTAAAGGTCAGGTTGATCTAACAATCAATCCATCTATCTACACAATGCAATCAACAGACGTTGCGAATATTGCAGCGGGTGACTTGGTTACTGTAAAAGCCTCTACTGCTCCTGCGGTTCCGGCGTGTGGAGTGGTTACCTCTACAACTAACTCTGGTTTTTTAACTGGTGTTGCTACTCTTAGCCCGAAACAAACAGAGTTCAAACAAAGCGAAATGCTTGAAGTGGCTTTGCCAGGTTCGGTTGTTTATGTTCAGTTCTCTGCTGCTGCGATTGCTGCCAACGTAAGAGTATCTTACTCTGCTAAAGGTGTTTTCAAAGCTGCTGTTACTACTGAGCAAGCTGTAGGCGTTACGATTAACAGCGTCGCTTCTGGCGGTGTCGGTCGTATCATGATCATCAAACCAGAATTACTTCCATAATTAAAGGGGCTTTAAATGTTATTTCCATTTCAGGTTAAAAATTCAAAGGGCGAAGTAGAGTTTGATGGTTTCACCAAAAAACACATCGCTAATGTTGAACGCCAAATTTCCAATGCTGGATTTAAAGTAGACATCACTACACTTACTGAGGTTCTTGCCGAAGTTCGTGAAGAGAAATACTACATGATCAAGCCTTCTGACTTCGTAGACGTTCGCGTCGGTGTCGGTGCATGGTCAGATTCTATTACAAGCTTTACTGCTGGTGCTTCTGCTGACGGCGGAGAAACTGGTTTCATTAACACGGCTGCGAACCACTCTAAGTTGGCTTCTGTAGACGTTGTTATGGACTCTCAGACTTTCCCTGTTCGCACATGGGCTAAGCATATTGACTGGTCCATTCCTTTGCTTCAACAAGCTTCTAAAGCTGCTTCATTAGGTAATGCTGCTGCTTGGGATCTAGTTGCTGCGAAAGAGCGCGTTCGTAAAACGAACTGGGATTTGATGGTTCAGAAAGCGGCCTTCGTAGGTATCGCGAGCCAAAATCTTACAGGTCTTTTGAATGCCTCAGGTGTGACAGTTGATACTGGTACGCTTCCGGCAGAGATCGGCGCGATGTCAGATGCTCAGTTGCAAGTAGTTGCTGGAAACATGGTTAAAGCATACTTCTTGAACTCGAACTCGACTGTGATGCCTGATCAATTGATCTTGCCTCAGAATCAAGCATTCTTGTTGTCAGCTACAAATAGCGTTACTTACCCTATGAAAACTAAATGGGATGTATTGCTAGATGGTTTCAAAGCTGCGACTCAAAATCCGAACTTCCAGATGAAAGCGGTTGCTTACGCAGACGTTATCGCAACTGGATCTGCGGGTGCGTTCGCTAAAGCTCGTTATACGCTTTCTCGCAGAGGTGTTGACGTTGCTCGCTTTGAGATCCCAGTAGACTACACGACTACTATGGCTCATAGCTTCAACGGCTTCCAATTCGCGAATGCGGGTTTCGGCCAAATCGGTGGCGTTCACGTCTACCGTCCTCTTGAAATCATGTATTTCCAAGTAGGCGCTTAAGATATTTTCTAAAAGCGGGGGACCTAAAAAGCCCTCGCCTTTATTTCTGGGGGCTCTATGTATGACAAGCCCACGGTGGCTGACTTTAAATTATTCTTCTCGCGTGATTTTCCTTACGCGCCAGATGTAACTCCACCAGCACAACAAGATCCATCTCTAGGTGTAACGGACGCAGATATCACTCGAGCAATGTTCGAAGGTGAAGTATCTACTAATCTTGACGTAGCTCCGGATCAACAAACCTACACAATGTGGTATCTCTACGCGGCTGCACATTTTCTCGTAATGGACTTACGTGCATCTGCTCAAGGCCTCGAGGGTCAATATCAGTGGACGACTCAGAGTAAATCCGTTGGATCCGTTTCGGAGTCTTTCGCGATTCCTCAATCTATTATTGATAACCCGCTTCTCAATATGTGGACCAAAACGAACTACGGCGCAAAACTCATGATGATGATGATGCCTTATTTTATCGCTCCGATTTTCCCGGTATGTGGTAGGACTCATGCGTAATGGCAAAGGGCATCGAAGTTAACATCAGCAAGCTTGAGGATTTCATCAAGGCCATGAAGGGTAATCCTAAGGCCAGAGTTGGAATCATGGGCGATTCGGATCATCGAGACGATGGTCTTTCTAATGCGACGATCGGTGCTATTCATGAATTTGGTCACGGCGTTCCGCAGCGTTCTTTCTTACGCGTTCCTTTAATCGATGGATTAAACGAAGCAGTAAAAGATTCTATTACACCTGATGACTTAACAGCGATTGTGGACAATAAAAGTCTAGTTCCTTTGATTCGTAAAATCGGAATCGTCGCAGAAGAAGTCGTCGGTAAAGCCTTCGACACTGGTGGAAATGGTAAATGGCCGAAGTGGACAACTCCGGGCTATAAAAATCTTACTGGTAAACTTCTCGTAGATACCCAACAATTGAGGAACTCAATAACCTCGGTGGTCGTAGATGATGAATGACGCTAGTTCGAAACCTTTTAATCAAATCAACTTTTCGGGAATGCCGAATATGTCGGGCACGCTATCGGGTTGGAATCAGAAGCTCATCTTCGGCGTAATCACTGAGACTATCGAGAATTTCGAATCGGTTCAGAAGTACACAGAGGTCCAGTTTCAAGGTAACTGGCAACCGCTCGAAACTAGAAAGATCAATTTAAAACCGGAGCATCAAAGATCTTGGTCATGGTACCAGGTTCACTCTCTTACGAACGTACACCTCAAGAATGACGATATTATCCAGTTCAGAGGCGTGCAGTATCGCGTAATGGCTCAGTGGGATTATTCCATTAACGGTTATTACGAGTACCATATTATCGAGGATTACACTGGGGCTGGACCAACTAAAATAGAACCAGAGGTGCCTTAATGGCCTTAGTCGTAAGAAGCTTTTATCAAACGGTAATGCCCGGTAACACGGTTCCTTTCGGAGCGTTCGATGGGACGCCTCCTTATGTATTTTCAATTAAGCCGGGAGGTGCCGGTGGGGTTATTAATCCGACGACTGGACTTTATACTGCTCCAGAAATTACCGGAATTGACACGATCATAGCGACCGATTCTCTGGCCGTGACCGCTGAATTAAAGATCGGCGTTGGAACTGTAGCGCATATCCTTGCGGACATTATTCGTAAGCAGCTTAATTTATCGGCAGACCAGGTAACAATCGAAAATACCAAATTCAATATTCCTCCATCTGGAGGGGTTTTCGTCTCTATTAAGCCTTTGACGGCGCGTGCAATTGCGAATCGCTCTTACTTCGATCAGAACGGGGACGAGTGGCAATCGGTAAATATGTTCGGTCCAGTTGACGTGGCGATCTACTCTAGAACCACGGAAGCTATGGTCCGAAAGGAACAAGTTGTCTTGGCGCTAAATAGCAATTACGCTAAACAGCAGCAGCAATTGAATGGATTTTTAATTGGAAGCCTAGGAAACATCGTACAGTTAAATAATGTTGATGGTGCGGCGATTCCTTACTTCTATAACGTTAACTTTAATATTCAATACGCGGTGAATAGTAAGCGTCCTGTCGATTATTTCGATCAGTACGAAACTACAGAGCCGATTACCAATCCTTAAGGGGTAAAAGATGTCAGATTTATCAATTGGAAATGTATTCGAAGTTTCTGTTTCAGCTCCCGGTGTTGGTATCGGACAGATGAATACATCAAACCTCGGCGTTCTCACACACGAAGCTTATAACGCATCTTTCGGTAACTCCGGATATAAGATCTACGTTGATCCTCGCGAAGCCCTGAAGGACTTCGGAAGCGCGTCTGTGACGTACAAAATTATTAATTCTATTTTCTCTCAACGACCAAACATTAGACTTGGAAATGGCTACGCGGTTGTTATCGCGATGTTATCGCAAATCCAATCAATCGTGTTCTCCGCTGTTCCTACTTCTGGAGCTTTCACGATCAACATCGATGGTCAGGTAACTTCGAGTATTGCATTCGGTTCTAATGCGGCCGCAATCCAAACTTTAATCCGTGCTCTTGGAGCTGGTTATGCTGGTGTGGTTGTTACTGGAACTGTTGGTACAACACTTCAAATCGACCTTCGTGGTTATGAAGGTGCTGGGGTTGTTACGGTTCCTGCTAATACATTACTAGCTACTGCTACTCCTGTAACGGCTGTTCCTACTCCGGTTCGCTCTAAAGAAACTCCAGAGCAAGCTTTGGTTCGTTCTGTAGATCTAGTTAATTTCTTCGGTATTCTTTACACGAAAGAACTAGACCAAATGGATCTTTTAGAAGTTGCGGCCGCACTTGCGCCGATGAGAAAAATAGGCTTTTTCCTTGGTTCCGATGAAGCGGATAACGAGGACGATGGTAAGCTAGACCTTCTTCGTCAGAATGGTTTCGTAAACTCTCGCGGCCTTCTTCGCATCGACACTGAGCTTAACGGCCTTCTTTATTGCGCGGGCTACGCGAGCCGTATGCTTTCCGTAGATTTCTCCGGATCTAATACGACTCTTACGATGCACCTTAAAGATCTAATCGGCATTACTGGCGATAGCAATATCACTCAGTCAATTCTAGAACAGTGTAAAGTTTCAGGCGCTGACGTTTACATCAACTTCGATCGTAACGTTTCTAAAACTTTCACTTCTGGTGCGAACGATTACGCGGACAATGTTTATAACATCCTTTCATTCGTGGACGCTCTTCAGGTTTCGGGTTTCAACGCTTTGGCGCAAACTCCAACTAAGATCCCACAAACTGAAGGTGGCGTAGACGTTATCAAAGGTGCTGCTCGCAAAGTTTGTGAGAAGTATGTTCGAAATGGTTTCATCGCTCCGGGCGAGTGGACTTCTCCAACTACTTTCGGACCTCAAGATGATTTCTACGATAACATTCGTCAACGTGGTTACTACATCTGGGCAGTTCCGATTTCTCAACAATCGGTTGCGGATCGCGAAGCGCGTAAAGCGCCTCTTGTTCAGATCGCAATCAAGTACGCTGGTGCTTTCCACAGCGGCTCTATCCTTGTAACAATTAACGAATAGGGAGTTTCTATGAATAATGTATCAATGACCGGAGGCGACTCCTTACTTATTAACGACACTCTAATCGACGATCTTGCGGATGGTGATGCTTTTGACCTCACCTTTCCGGACGATCTAGCTACAGTTACGATCGGAAAAGATGGCAATGCCATTTTCTCTAAGAACGAATCTGGTAGCCGAGCAGAGGCGGTTATGCGCGTACTTCGCGGATCACCGAAAGATAAATATTTGAATAACCTTCTGACTCTTCAGAATCAAAACTTTGCAGGCATGACTTTACTTAACGGCGAGTTCATTAAGAAGGTCGGTAACGGACAAGGTCAGATCACTGCAGATACTTATATTCTTCAAGGCGGCGTATTTACCAAGATGGTTCCGGGTAAAACGAACTCTACTGGAGAAGCTGAGCAATCTATTTCGATCTACACTATGCAGTTCGCTAAAGCTGGAAGGGCAATCGGCTAATGAGAGACCATAAACTGAAAAGCGGGAGAACTCTTAGAGTTCAACCCGCTGATTTTAGAAAATCCAAAACTCTATTCGATGCGGTCGCTAAAGAAATTAAAGCGGCTCACTACGATGCGAAACAAGAAATCGACATTAACTTTATCAAGAACACTCTTCTTGGACTCGTTTCTTCTGAAGCTGTCGAAGTTGCTTTGTGGCCTTGTATGTCCGGCGTTCTCGTCGGAACGGATAAGGTATCTCCAGAGTTTTTCGAGAAATCTGAAAACCGTGAGGACTTCCTAGAGATTTGCTACGAAGTCGCGAAAGAGAATGTTCTCCCTTTTATGAAGAACCTTTCTTCAAAGTTCGAGCCTATTTTGAAGGAACTAGGCCTGAGCCTGTAGTGAAAGTTAAAGACGATCCGTTAACCTTAGAGATTCGACTCTCTAAATCTGGTTACGGAAGTCTTAGAGAGGTTCAAAGTTTCACCGCCAGAGAGTTCCTTCAGTGCTTAGTGTACGATAGATTTATCGTTGACTATGAGTCAGAATGTTATCGGCTGGCTAGGAAGGAATAGCGATGGAAATCGGACAGTTATTTGTAACGCTCGGACTTAAGGGCGCGAACAAAACTAATAATGATCTTAAAAAAACTCAAGACAACATCATGGGGATTTCAAAGAAGTCCCTAGGTCTTATCGCGGGACTCGCAGGGGTTTCGATTGGGTTAAATGCTATCTATCAACGCGCTACTCAAGCGGGCGTTGGTCTTTCTAAATTCTCAAATTATACTGGTAAATCATCTAAGGAACTTCAGAAGTGGCAATACGTTGCGATGAACGCTGGAGTTGCGGCCGCAGAGGTAGAAAGTACTTTTAGAAACATCGGGCAGATCGCTGGTGACTTCTCTCTTACTGGAAATTTGCCGGCTGAGCTAAACCGAATTGCACAAGTTGTAGGCGGAATTGATCTAAGTAAATTAGACGATGCCGATTATATGCTTCGTAAAATCCAACAGTTCTTACAATCAGGAGCGGAGTCTCAAAATACTCTGAACACTATCGCTTCTGGAATCGTAAGCCCGGAGATGATTCAGTTCTTAAATACTAATAAAAAAGATCCTTCGTTGGTTCCGGACGGCGCGATTATGTCGGACGGGACCTCGAAGGCCCTGCTTCAGTCTAAAGTCGAGATGGATAAATTCATCAAAGACATCGAAGTTAGATTCGCAAGACTGTTCGTAAAGATCGGTCCTAAGGTCCTGCCGCAGTTAAAAGAACTTGCGGTGCAGGTCGTAAATCTTACTGAAGCTCTAATTAATTTCTTAAGCAATAATAAAGCTTTTGAAATGATCGGCTCTGTCGTTAAAGCACTCACTATGGCTCTAAAGGGTAACGTTTGGGGTGCAGCGGAAGAGATGGCTAAGTATGGTGACATGCAAGCAAACGTGCTTAGGGGTGGATGGTACGAGGATATTGTTAAAGGAAGCGTGCTTCCGGTAACTCGACCTGCGGCCGCACTTGCCGATGCTGCTATTTCTGGAACTATTAATATGGTTCAGAATCTTAATTTCTCCGGAAAAGATGATAGCTACGCTCGAGGCCTCGCTAAAATTGCTGAGAAAAGTAGTTTTAAAGGCGTCTCGGATGCTCATAAAAAAGCAACCTCACAAGCGAAGTAGGTAGATATGGCGAGCTTAGATACACTTTCAAATTCAATGGTAACGGCTCAGGCTCTTAATAACCTGATCCTAGTATGGCCTCAACAAAAGACAGGGTATCAACCCGAGTCTAAATTATTCGGTGGTAAGTCCGGAACGGATGAGCGTTTTCTTTTCGACTACGAAGGCGAGAACACGATCACTCTTACATCTGAAATCACCGATCATTACGTTGAGGACAACTATGCGATTTCGGATCATATCGCTTTAGCCCCAGAGATTATTACAACTCAAGGTTTCGTGGGCGAGTTGAACAACAACACTAACGAAGCGAGTCCTTTAATTAAAGACCTAGCCAATAAGCTTGGTGATATCTCTGCATTCGATCCACAGCTTTCGATTTCTGCACAAAGAGCCTACGGTCAGGCCTTTCAAGCGTATCAAGCCTTGAGCATTTTAAAGCGTTCTAGCATTGCCGCATGGTCGAATGTTTCCGCTGGTAAAGTTCAAGGTCCAACTGAGATTTCTCCGGGCTTAAGCGCGGAGCAGTTCGTGGAAGCTACGAATAATTTCAGCACGCAGAATCGTCAGCAGATCGCTTTCCAGAAATTTTATGGTTATCGCAAAGCCCGAACGTTGTTCACGGTTCAAACTCCGTGGGCAATCTTTAAGAACTGCGCGATACAAGAAATCGTAGCTACTCAGCCGGCAGATTCTAGATTCGTTTCTACTTTTCAAGTGACTTTTAAACCGATTCTTACGGCTAACACGGCAACGGTAGATTCTTGGGATGCTTTCCAAGGACGTTTATCGAGCCAGGCCGCTGACGTTGTTACTTCGGGGAATAACTCCCTTGATACAGAACAGCTTAGCTTCTCTCAATTGCTAGATCGGAGCGCGTAGATGTTTAAAATTCAGAACATCACTTCTTATCCTTATCAAAGTAAGTCTCTCGTTCTACCGGACGGGACTCGTATCGAGATGGATATTCAGTTCATTCCGTTGAGAAAATGCTGGTTTATTAAGCGCCTCGCGTACCAAGACTTCTTGATGTACAGCTTTAAATTGGTAAACGGAGTGAATCTTTTAAGACAGTTCAAGAATCAACTTCCATTCGGTCTCGCGTGCTATGCGCCGGATGGTCGCGACCCACAATTTGCAGAGGATTTCTCTGAGGGCTCTCACGCTATTTATGTATTAACGCAAGCTGAAGTCCAACAGTACGAGGACAAACTAAGTGGAATCGAATAAGTTTGGTCGTCAATATTTCATTAGTGTCGTAGAGCTTTCCACTGGGAAAAGTATTACGAAAACTATCGGCCTACCGTTCACCTGTAAGTTCGCTCTTAACCGAACTTGGGGAAAGATGGCGGGCAACGGAACTATTCAGATTTACAACTTAAATAAAGACACGCGTTCTTTCCTTCGAAAGGACTCAACTTCTTTAGGTGCAACTCATTGGGTTTCAATAACCGCTGGTTACGGAAATGAAGTCTCTACGTTGATGGAAGGCGGCCTGCAGGTTGGTTCTTCTATTCGTCAGGGCGTTGATTATATCACGACACTTCAGATCGCGGATCTTACGGACGCATATAGAAATGCAACGTTCTCTCAAGCGTTTAAGCAAGGGACTAGCGTTGGTACCATAATCAAAACAATCGCAAAAGGCCTCGAAGAATACGGGATTAAACTCGGAGTCGTTAGTCGTTCGATCACTGGTAAATCTAAGCGTGGAACTTCTCTTTCGGGAAAAGCTATCGACATTTTAGATGAGATGGTGGGCGGTCAGTACTTCGTAGATAACGGAGTTCTTAATGTTGTATCGGACGATGAGTATCTTGACGGTTTTACTCTTCTTGTTAATTCTCGGTATGGCCTATTAGGAAAGCCACGACGCGAAGGACAGAACATCGTTATTAATTTGATCCTCGAGCCTCGTGCTTATGTGGGTCAGAAAGCGATTATCAAAATCGAGAATGACGATGACGATTATAACGGTAATTATTACGTTCGTTCGATCACTCACACCGGAACTATTTCAGAGGCTATAGGGGAGTCGGCTACTACTGAGCTCTACCTAACTCCTAATAAGTTCGGAAAGAAAGCTCTATGAGTAATCCACTTACGCTTATAAATGTCGATAATTCTCAAGGAGCGATGCTCGACGATATTCGTCGCGATATCTTTCTTAATTTAAAGTGTCACGACGTGGGCACGGTCATGGCCGTAGATAAAGATAAGCAACGCCTTAGTATTCAAATCAATTACAAGCGCACCATGATGCGTCCGAATACTTCTAAGAATAGCCCTCCTAATAAAGAGCGTTTCGATTACGTTCCTAAGGAAGAAGAATATCCGCTTCTGATCGATGTACCTTTTATCACTCTTCGTGGCGGTCCGGCTTATCTAAATATTCCGATCGCTGTCGGTGACCAGTGCATGCTTCTTTATAACGATCGTTCGATGGACGACTGGTTGGCTTCCGGAAAACAGTCCGTACTTTCTTCCAGCCGTCTACATTCTATGGCGGATGCCGTGGCTTTGGTCGGGGTTTCTTCGATGCAGAATTTGATCGAGGGCTATGATGCAACACGCATCGGCTTAGTAAACGGTCAGACTAAAGTTATGGTCGGGGAAAAGGTCGAAATTAAAAACGATGCTCAGTCCCTAGGTCCAGTTCTTCAAGAATTAATTTCCAAGCTTAACGAATTGACCACAGCGATCGCAGCAATCACAGTAACGGGAGTTACAAGCGGCGGCGGAGTAAGTGGACCTCCTGCAAATGCGGCCGCAATTACGGCAATCGGAACGGATCTTACCGGAATTGCCACTAATTTAAGCGAGGTAATGACATGAGAGTTCGCGGTTTAGACTCTGACGGTGACGTTCTTTTCGGTAAGGGTAAGTCTGATTACAAATACGACCTAGCTGCGCTCGCGCAAATCCTCGAGTGTAATCTTAAATCCATTATTAACGACTGTTTTTTTGCCACAAATGAAGGCATCGACTGGTTTAATCTGATGGGTTCTAAGAGCCTTAGGGACTTAAGACTTGCGGTGGCGTCCTGTATCTTGAATACTGAGGGCATTAGCACGCTAGCTGAGCTCAATGTAGCAACCGATCCAGTGACCAGAAGAGTAACTATTTCTTATTCCGTGGTCTCTGTGTACGGAGAAATTTCTCGCAGCGTAAATTTTGGAGTATCAAATGCCTAATATTTTAAATGAGAATGGACTTCAAACTAAGACGGTAGCTGAAATACGCACTAGCTTAGAAAATAAGATGAAGGCTATCTATGGCACCGATATTAACCTCGGTCCTTCTTCTTATGATGCTCAATTAATCAATATTTTTACTCAGGCCAATCGCGATCAGCTTGATGCGATGGAAGATACATATCAGTCCATGGATCCAGACCAGGCTACTGGTGTGGTTCTAGATATGCGCGTAGGATTAAACGGTATTCAAAGAAAACAAGGAACGAATACCGTTACCATGGTTCGCGTGGTTACAGATGCGGCCTTAACTCTTTACGGAGTTGACCAAGAAGTAGAGGAAGTTTTTACCGTTGCGGATGATGCAGGGACTCAATTCGTTCTAGGTCAAACTGTAGCGATCCCAGGTCCAGGAAGTTACGATCTTATTTTCCAATCGCAAGAAGAAGGACAGGTCGAGGTTCAACCAGATACCATCACAGAAGTGGTAACGGTTACGATCGGTGTCGTTTCGGTAAATAATCCGAATGACCCAATCTCGACAGGTATCAATCAAGAAACTGACCCAGACCTTCGCGAGCGCCGAGTTGAATCGGTAGCGATTTCTGGTAAAGGATGGAAAGACTCCTTAAGAGCTTCTTTAAGAAATATCAACGGTATCAATATCGCAGAAGTTTTCGAAAATAAAACTGCGGTAAATCCTGATACTCAAGGCATACCTTCGCATTCAATCTGGGTTATCGTTTCAGGCGTTTATACAGACCAACAGGTAGCTCAGTCTATCTATGAAAAGCGTAACGCTGGGGCCGGAATGAAGGGCTCTAAATCTTTCGCTGTAATCGACGACGATGGAAATCCAGAACTCATGAAGTGGGACGATGCGACTAATGAAAATTTATTCATCCAGATGACCATCCAGCCGATTGATCCTTTGATTCCGATTAACATCGATGGAATCAAAAACTCTCTTGCGGAAAGTATGAAATTTAAAATTAACGGAACTGTAAACGCGAACAGCGTTGCGTGCCAAGTTCAAGGCATCGACTCGAATGCTCTAGTAACTGCTATCGGCTTCTCGCTTTTGGCAACTGGACCATTCCTTCCTGTTCTTAAAAATTCTTCTCTAGATAAAATATTCAGTCTTGTGGCTTCGAATATTATCGTACTTCCGATGGATATCCTTCCTAAGAACGTAAGAATAGTTGGTGGAATGTCTCCTGAGACTCGTCAGTTCAAAGCATTCGGTGGTTATGGATCATATACTTGGTCTGTACTAGTGGATAACTCTGGAGCTGGTGGATCACCTGCGACTATCGACTCTCAAGGTATTTACGTTCCGGGTAATGCTAACGTGGGTGTATTCGATACGCTTAAAGCTATGGACTCTCAGGGCGCATTCGCAACAGTACAAGTAGAGGTAATTGCACCATGACCGACGTTCAGGTAGCTGAGTACTACGCGGATCTTTTGATCCTTCAATATAAAGGAAAGCCTCGAGCCTATGAAACGGTAAAGGCTTTCGTACAAGAATTAATTGACGGCCAACTTACAACCGCGATTCAGAACGCTTTCGATATCAATACGGCGGTCGGAGTTCAGCTAGATATTATCGGAAAATACGCAGGCGTTACGCGCCAGGGATATAATTTTACAGGGCCGATGACTCTTAACGATGAGGACTATCGCAAGATAATCAAGCTTAAGATCATTCAGAACAACTCTGGTTCTTCGCTTTACGATATCAAGAATTTACTCGCGCTTTATTTCGCGGGACAGATTCGAGTTTTCGATTATCGCGATATGACAATGAGCTATTACGTCAAGGCTTCCTTCGGATCTAAAGAGCTGGTCGAGTTTTTTATTAAGAAAGATTTACTGCCTACTCCTATGGCGGTCGGCAACGGCGGAACGATCTACGATCAAAACTTAAAGTTCTATTCTTTTAGAACATACTACGCAGTTTCAGCAGGTTATCCGTTTAATACGTACACCAGCTACAACGAAAGCGCACCTTGGATTACGTATAAATATGCCCTTGAGTCTTCAATTGAATTGACTCAAAATTTACTAACCGAAGATGGACAGGTTTTGCTCACTGAGAGTTCCGAACCACTTCAAGTATAAGGATTTGAGATGCCTAAAATATCAGAACTACCCATTCAAACCAATGCGGGCGTTAACACAGGCGACTCATTTGCGATCGTCGATGCTTTCACTGGCACGACGAAACAGATTCCCGTAGGACAAATGGACCTTCGTTATTCGGGGGTCCCGGATGGTGGTACAACTCAACAGGTTCTTGCGAAATCATCGGGCGCAAATAAAGACGTTTACTGGCGTTCTCTAGATAAGAGTTCTGTTGGTCTAGGTCAGGTAGATAATACCTCAGATGCAAATAAACCAATTTCCAATGCAACTCAAGCTGCTCTAAATCTTAAAGCAAATACTTCCGCTCTTTCTGCGAAGGCTGATACTTCATACGTGAACACTCAGCTCGCGACGAAGCAGGATAAGCTTCCGGTCGGAACTGACGGTGAGGTTCTAACTCTCGTCGCTGGTATTCCGGCATGGGCACCAGGTGGGGGCGGAGGCGGAGCTGTAAGCTCGGTTTTCGGGCGCACCGGCGCTGTAACCGCTCAGGTTGGAGATTACGACAAAACTCAGGTCGGTCTCGATCAGGTCGATAATACTTCGGATCTTGATAAGCCACTTTCTACGGCGGCGATCGCGGCTTTAGCTGGTAAGCAGGC